ATTTCGTTTGGGTCTAGTATTGCCATTTTATTTTCTTGTTATATTTTATTATAAATATTTAATTTTTATTTTTTTATGCAGGAAACTCAGCTCCAGTTGGTAATAAAGTAAAATCTAAACTAACAAATTCTGCTGTTCTAGATGGTTGGATAAAAATCTGACCTACTAATTGATTTCTATCAATAACATCATCTGTGTTGTTTGTGTCATCCATGACTACTTTAAAAGCAAATACTCCTCCTTTTTGTTGAATTATTTCTAAGTATGGATTTACTTCAGACAAAAATTTATTTCTTGTAGTAGCTGTATTATTTTCAAATACTAAATTGTCTGCTACTTGTCCAATAAATGATTTTAAATCAAGTAATGATCTACGAACATTAATTCTATCAAGAGCAGAAGCTGCTTTTTGTAGTGTTTTCTGACCAAATACTACAATACCTTTTCTTGGAAATGTAGCTATCGGATTAATATTTTGATCATATAAAGCAGTTTTATTTGCTTCAGATAATTTTAATTTAGCTCTAAGTACTGTTGATAAACCGCCTCTACTAATTCCAGCTGGCGCCATCCATGAGTTAGATACTTTATCTGTATGGGCATACACTCCAGGAATTAATGTTGAAGCAGGTACAAATACATTTTTACCTGTTCCTGGATCTTGGATTTGTATCCAAGGCCAATAAGTAGCTGCATATGATGAATTTCTTGTAGTTGCCTGCGCTATAGCATCATTTAATGTTCCATCATATCCTACAGTGTCTAAAACATAAATATTATCACCTCTTTTTATTGTGTTAGCAATAATTGAACTAATAGTTGATGTGTGACTTTCATTTAAAAGTCCTGGAGTTGATAGTACATTAAATTGATAGTCATTATCATTAGATAATAAATTGACCATATTATTATAATTATCAGCTACTAATCCTTGTGTTTGTGTTGATATATCTTTATAAAAATTAGCTCCACCTTTAATTGTTCCAACAGCTCCTGTAAATGAACCACTTTGGTTAATTGGAATAGAACCTGTAAAAGCAGTTTTAGCATTTCCTGTATTATCTAAATACTTTAAAGTTGGGGATGAGACACTTTTTATTCTAACATATCGTGAATTATTAGCATAATCTCCTGAAGATATTATGGTTTGATTTAGAGTAGCATCATAGGCTACTACTTGATCACCAATTACTTTAGAAATATATCTAGGAGAATTTGGATCTAAATTTACTCCATTAAATGTTTCAAGAATAATTTTATCATCTTTTTTGTCATTACCTTGTCTAATAAGTACATTAAATGTACCTTGGTTAGTGTTGGAGGAAGCAATTTCAAATCTTAAATTATCTACAGTTCCATTAGTTAAAGTTCCATCTGAATTATGTGTACCTGAACTATTTGCTATAGTTCCTTCAGATAAAGTTTCTAATGTAAATGCTGCGTTATTAACAATATCATTAGCATCTAAAGTTATTACTAAGTCAGTACCACCATTACCACCCATACCCATAGATTGAGATGGGATAGTTATAACATCTCCAATTATATATCCAGAACCACCATTAGTTGCAGTTAAAGAGGAAATTGAAGTTTCTGTATTTAATGTTACACTACCTGTAAAACCTGCTCCTAAAGCCGAGTTGCTTGAACCTGATATTGTGAATGTTCCTATTGAGGCTGAAACAGCAGAAATGGATGTTAGTAAACCATTAGTATCTGTAGTTATTACCCCACTTTCAAGAGAATTAAAAGCAGGATTAGTGGCAGGTGTATATGAACCTGAAACTACTCTAGCTACTAAAAGAGATTCTCCTCCTTCTACAAAATAGTTATATGCTGATATAGAAGTTAAAAATGAGTAATTATCACTTCCACTTTCAAAAGAATCTCCAAATCTATTTACAAAGTCTGAGTATGAAGTTACTATTGTAGGAATTTCAACTGGTCCTTTCCATGTTGGTCCTATTATAGCGGCTCCAACAGCGATGGGTGTTGGAGAAATAAAAGTTTTGTCTATTTCATTAAGACTTACTCCTGGTGATGAAGGAAAATTTGCCATTTTATTATTTGGATTTTTATTTTGTTATAAATATAGTATTTTTTAGCTAAAATCTGCCCCTGTTGAAGTGATGTTAAAATTTAAAGAAATAAATTCAGCTGTTTTAGTTGGTTTTATAAAAATAGCTCCTATTAATTGATTATTATCTATAATATTAGGAGTATTATTAGTTTCATCCATTACTACTTTAAAATCAGTTAAACCTTGTCTTTGTTGAATAGATGATAAAAGTGGATTTACTTGGGCTAAGAAATCATTTCTTGTAGCTGATGTATTTTGTTCAAATACTAAATTGTCTGCTAAGTTACCTATTTGAATTTTTAATTCAATAAGTAATCTTCTTACATTTATTCTATCAGTAGCACTTTGTTTTTTCTTTAATGTTTTTTGCCCAAATACAGTTACTCCTGTAGCAGGTAAAGTTGCTATTGGGTTAACATTAGCTTTATATAAATCATCACGATTTGTTTTTGTTAACTTTCTTTCAGCTCTTAAAGCAGTACTCATTAATCCTCTAGATGTACCTGCAGGAGCATTCCATACTTCAGCCGCGGCATCATTAAAGGCGTATACTCCAGGGATTAATGTTGAAGCTGGTACAAAAACTTGTTGTCCTGAGGATGGATCTAAAGTTTGAACCCAAGGCCAATAAGCGGCTGCATATGAATTATTTATAGCTTTAGCTTCTGTTGTTACAGTAAGTATAGTAGATTGATAATTAACTAAATCTATAATAGTTATAGTATCTCCTCTTTCTTGACCATTTGATATTAAAGTACTTAATGTTGAAGAGTGGGATGCAAAATCTTTAATTAATCCAGGTACTGTAATAAATGTATATTGGAATTCATCTTTATTTCTAAGTAAGGATATGGCATCATCATAATCAGTAGCTATAAGTCCTTGTGTTTGAGTGTTAGTTATATTATTATAATACAAGCCAGCTTCTGATGGGATATTTGAGCCTACAGCTTCCTTAAAACTCCCAGTAGAAGCTGTGGGTATTGAAGCAGTAAACTCAGTTTTAGGGTCTCCTGAATTATCTAAATAATCTGGAGTTGGAAAACTTACAGATTTTACTCTAACATATCTAGATTGATTAGTATAATTACCAGTTACATCAAGATATTTATCAGATCCATCAGTCTGGATGGATTCAACTTGGTTACCTATTATTTTTTCTATATAATTAGGCTGTTTTGGATCTAATGATAAATTATTAAATGTTTCTAAAACTATAGGATTAAGAGTATCATCATTTCCCTGTCTAATTAACAATGAAAAAGTACCTTCATCTATATCTGGGGATTGGATCTCATATCTTAAATTATCTATACTTCCAGATTGTAATGAACCATCAGAGTTTAATGGAGAAATACTATTCATAATAATACCCTCAGATAAGGTTTCTAAGGTAAAAGTATTTTTATGAACAATATCACTTGCATTTAAGGTTATAGTTGTATTTGTTCCTGTTGCTCCAGCTCCATATGCTAAAGATTGTGAGGGGATAGTTATAACTTCTCCAGCTACATATCCAGACCCACCACTAGTTGCTGTTATATTAGAAACTGTAGTACCATTTGTTAATGTTATACTACCTGTAAAGCCTGTTCCTGTACTAGATGAACCAGAAATTGTATATGTTCCTGCTGATCCTGTAACACCTGCTAAGCTACTAAGTAGAGCATTAAGATCTGTTGATATTACTCCTGTTGATATTCCATTTGGTAAATTAGTTGATGTTGCTGGGGTAAATGAACCACTAGTTACTCTAGTCACTAATAAAGTTGTACCTCCATTTTGGAAATAATCATAAGCTGATATTGATGTAAAGTAGGAAAATTGTTGACTTCCACTAGTAAAAGTATTTCCAAATTTAGACACATAGTCTGAATATGAAGTACATCTTGTAGGAGTTTCATTAGGTCCTTTAACAGTTGGTCCTATTATAGCAGCCCCTACTTGGATTGGTTGATTATTAATGATAGGTTGATCGTTTTCTATCGTTATTACACCCGGGGAAAATTGAGTTTCAGCCATTATTTTTGGTTATAAATATTATATTTTTTTAGTCTATTTTAGTATATTCACCTGTTTTGTAATCGAGTGAAATTTTACCATATTTATTTGTTATAACTTCATTCATTTCTTGTTCTTTTTTAGTTAATTCTAGTAGATGTTTTTTAGCTACTTCATAACGATTTTCTAATTGAAGTTTTATTAATTCAATTTCTCCTAATTCTAAAGTAAGAGTTTGTGATTGATTTAAGTGTTTTTGTAAGTTTTGTAACTCTTCTTGAGTTAAAACATTTTTTTCTGCAACTATTCCCATTTTATTTTTATTTATAAATTATATTATTTTAAAGATTTTTTATACTTGTAACAGTTTCAGTTGTAAATGAGACTTTAGATTTACTATTATATTTTTTAACTGAGTTGAGTGATTTTTGGATTATATCAGGAATTATATACCCATTAACATTTAATGTAAATGTACTTCTAACTACTCTATCTTTTCCTTGATTAAGTTCTGTAATTGTGTTAAAGGTATCAATTTTAGATTTAAACTTAAATCTTTCAGGATCTCCCCAATAAGAATCAGAAGAATAATTAATAGCTTCTATTATTTTATTAAGTTGTTCTATATAATAAGTTTGAACTATAAAACTATATTTTAAAGTAACATAATCAGGGACTACATTAGCTATAAATTGATTTGTAGGTTTTCTATTATTTAATACATTAAAATTTGAGTATGAATTTTTTGAATTATAAGATTTTTGGAATGATGTGTATAAATGAGGATCATTAGCATCTAACTTATTAGTTATGTTATAATTTTTTTCTAAACTATCTCTTTTAAACATAATAATTGGAGACATAATTTTACCTTTTTTATCACGATAAAATCCATCTTTTTGCATAGATGAAAATCTTTCAGGTGAACCATAAACTAATGGTACAGCTATACGCTCTCCATTTTGGATAACTGTTGGTCTAATTACATTTTCAAAGTAAAATAATATAGCTTCATCTACATCTTGAATACTTACAGTAAAAGGTTTTGTATTATCACCTTTAAATGAGGTTTGTTCAGATCTACTAAAATCTCTTCCAGTTTGGGTTTTTGGGTTAATTTCTCTATTATCCTTAGGAGTATTAGGATTACCTATAGTTTCTCCAGTTTCAGGATTCACATAAGATTCTACTTGATTATTAGAAATCTCCTTTTGACTTTTTGGTATGGGTTTTCTATAATCAGGCATTATATTCTTTCTTTAGTGATTTGTACTTTATCTGCAGGAGTGTAATGAGTTTTGCATATAATTGAAATACTAGCCCCAAAATTTTCTAATCCAGGATTTAATGGATTTGGATTATAAGGATATCTAGGATCTTTACCTACAAAGAATTGATTAGCATTTGTAGAATCTACTTCATAGTATCCTTCATAATACATTATAATGTCTCCAACTTCAGGAATAACATTAGCTGTTACTAAATCATCTCTAAAGAATTTAAAATCTGTGTTATATTGAAAATCAACACCTAATAAATCACTATCAGGATATTCTTGATCTTGTCTTTCAACTAAAACATTAAATATAACAGGTTCAAAATAATATCTAGCTCCAGCAGCCTCACCATACATGTTTACTTTAGTTTCATTTAATTTTAACTTATAGTAAACACATTGTTGGGTGATTATATTACCTAATAATTCTTTATTAAGATTTCTAAATAAACTTATATCTCTAGCTCCTCCGTATAATGCCATATTATCCTACATAAATTGTGTAAGGAACATAATTTAATTCCTTTTGTAATGACTCTGCTTCATTAGCTTTTCTTTCTAGTAATTTATCTCTAGAAGTTTCTTCAAAATATGCTCTTAATCTTTCAATTAAAGCTGTTTTTTCTGCTGATGCAGCACTTAATAAGTCTGGGGCGTTTAATTGGGTAGTTTCTCCAGGAATAGGGACTGCATTATTGTATTTTCCACGAACATATCCTAAAATTTCTTTAACTAATGCTAAAGCATACTCAAATATCCATTGTCTGCCTATTGAATTTATTGTGGAATAAACTGGATTTGAGTAAGGAACTTGAGATATATTAGTTATTACATCACCGCCGCCTGTATCAACGTAAGGATTATTTCTATCCGATTTTTTAATATATTGTACAAATAGTTTAGTTAGATCTCTATTTGGGATTGGGAATATTTTTAGATTTTTATTTATTAATTCAAAAGAATATTGAGAGCGTCTTACTTGATCATTAAGTTCAATAGCTTGAAGTTTAGCAATATCATGATTAATAGGCATCATCATAAAATTTATAGCGGGAGATGAGTTACCAAATCCAAATGAATCCATTAATCCTTGCATACCTGCACCTGTTCCAGCATATGGGTCAAAAAATTTAACTATTGCTGGAGTTGATTCATAATATACTCTTTTTATTTCTAAATCATGGGTTGCTACTCCTTGTTTAATAGCAAATGCCTCTAGATCATAATCTTGTTGTCCTGAAATTAAGTCTATTGATCCTTTATGCCAAGTAACATCTCCACCTACTCCGGCTTCAACCCCATACTGGTCTGTTAATCTAATAGATGTAGCTAAATTAGGCTTAGGTAAATTAGTATTAGCTGATCCTATTTGTGTTGAAGCTCCTTGGAAGGATAAGAAATTTTGAGCTGCTTGATAGGCAAACATTTCATTTCCATAAGTAGTAATAGCTTCTTCAAAAGCAGCGTAAAAATTAAGATCTTGTAATTCTATATCTACTATAGGATATCCTAATCTGCGAGCTGCAAATGTAGCAAATTTATCAATGTCAGTTTGAAATTGAGGATCAGTATCATAAAATCCAAAAGGAGTTTCTCCAGCAGAGAATGTACTTGATCCAGTCCAAATAGGTATATTCATAATATTAAGAGTTTACTATTGTATAATCAACATCTATATTTCCTCCTACAGCAAAGGCTTTAACAAATTTTATATCATCTCCAAAGGTACCACTAAAAATACTTGATGTTATGTTAGAGCTAGCTATAAGTATAGTACTTTTAGGTGTTACTTCTTGAGTCATTCTTCCTTGTGATCCACTAACAGTTATAGCTAAATTATTAGTATCATCTAAGTTACTTATACGAGCATATTTTAAACTGCTTGAAGGGAATGTTCCAGCTCCAGGAAGTATTCCATCTAGATTAAATAAATCAACAGATGATGCACTTGGGCAAGTTAAGATTCTTCTATCAACATTACTAACGCTATTAATAGTGAAAGTTGTCTCATTCTTTATAGTGTTATTTTTAACAACTTGTTCTTCAATTATTTTTACATTAAAGGTTGTAGGTGTTAATGTTGATGCCATATCTATATTTTGTTATAAATATG